TCGCGGCGTTGTTTGGCAATCAATTCTTGGCTAATCATTTCTTTACGCTTTCCATCTTGTATATTTCGGTGAGTTTTTCGGCGACGTTGTCGAGCTTGGCTTCGAGGACGACCTGATTGCGGATGTAGTCTTCCCGCAAAACATAGGTCAGGGGCAGTCCGGCATTGAATTCCGCCAGTTTGTTTTCCATGGTTTCGACTTTGCCTTGCAGGCGTTCCTGCTGTTTTTGGCGTTCATCCTGCTGCTCGCGGAATTGCGCCAGCAGCATTTTGCCGAAGGTGAAACAGATGCCGAGGAATGAGAGTAAAAAGCCGACAAGCTGCCAAAATTCGATGTGTATAAAGGTTTTTTCCATTTTTTAAGGTCATCCGTGTTCGAAATATTCTTGGCAAACGATGCAGCGGGTGCAGCCTTTGACTGCTTTTCGCCTTGCTTCCGGTATCGGGCTGCCGCAATCTTCGCAATGGCTCAGGCTGTCGGCGCGTTCCGGTGTGTTTTGATGTTTCGCCAGGGACTCTTCCAAAAATATGGCTTCACGCTCTGATGCGCGGTCGGCAAAATCAGTCATGTTTCAGACGGCCTTTCGTGTACCAGTTCTGCCAGCCCTCAATTTGGATTTCGAGCTTTTGACAGTATTCACCGTAGCGCACGGCATGGTTCAAGAGTTGTTCGGGTGAGCCGCCGGTCGGACGCTCGGGGCGTTCGTATTTGACCAGCAGCCCGGTAGATACAGGCGGCAAATCCACTGTCGGTACGGTTTTAATCGGGGTATCCGAAGGCACGGTTGTAGAGGTGCAGGCTGTTAGAACCGATACCGTTAAAACCATTACCGTCTTTTTGAATCGCGTCATGCGTTTGCTCCTGTAAGGTGTTTTTGGTTTTATCCAGCTCGCTCAGGGCGGATGCCAGCTCGATGCTTTGACGCTGCGCGAAGTCATGCCAACGCTTCGTTTCCGCCTGCGCTTTTTTAAGCTCGTCGGCGTATTGTTTGGCTGCCGCCATTGACGAGTTTTGGTAGGCGGTAATCAGGGCGGTTTGCTTGGCATCGGCTTTGTCGGCGGCATAGTGATAGCCGTTTAGCCAGATGCCTAACACAATCAATGCACGCCATGCCAATGCCGATTTGTTTTTGTACAAAAAATCAATCATTGCCGCTCCATTCTTCGGGATTCGCGGATTTTTTGATTGCCGCCAACTGCGGTACGGCGGCAATGCCGCGTTTGATTAAGGCGTAGCCTCCGACCATTGCGCCGTATGCCCACCAAAGCCATTCGGGGGCATCGGGTGCGAGCGAGAATTTATAGGTCATCGCTGCGGCGGCAACGTTTGCCCATAATTTGGTATGGCTGATTTTCCCGGTTGCGGGATTGGAGACTAAGCCGCCCAGCCATCGGAAAAAGCCGGTCATTTTTGACGGTTTTTCTTCGCGGCGCGTTTCGCCGCCGCCACCCCGCTTGGACGGTGAGGCATCGTCCGGCATCCCTGAGAAGGTATAGCTGAACGAATGCCCAGATCGACGCTGAAACTGGGAGACATCACGGCGGCCATTAGGGCGAGTAAAGACTTTTTTGACATGATTGCTCCTTTTTTAATCAATGTTGTCCGCTGATGCGTGAATCAGGTTTTGCGCAACACGGCGAATCCAGCCTTTGCCGAAAGACGTGAACGTACCGAGCTTGGTATAAAAGACCAGACGCTCGGCGTTGAACCGCAATAAAAGGTCGTTTTCGGGGAGGGAATTGATGGCTTTGAGGCTGATTTCGCCGATGATGCCGTCGTCCGGCACGCCTGCGGCGCGTTGGAGCATACGGGCGGCATTGCCGTAACCGTGGTTGGCGCAGGCATCAAAAAATTGGAAAGCGACCGCTTCGGGCATTTTGTCGGCGTGGTAACGCTCCCAAAACGCTTTACGGTAAATGCCGATAGCCTGTTCGCGGGTCATGGCACGCATGGAGCCAATAAAGCCGTTTGCCTGCGCGGTACGCTTGGTGATGCCCCAGTTGGTTTCGCCGCCGGGGTCTTTAGGATGGTTGACGTAACCGCCCTCGTGGGAGAGGACGCGCTCAATGAATTGGTTGAATTTGGTGGACATAAAAAATCCCTGTATTGAGTTAAAAATCAATACAGGGATTGTAGGAAAGGCCGTCTGAATCGGATTTTAAAGGGGGTTAAAAGAGTTCATGGGATGGTTGCTTATCCAAATCAGTACAAATGAATTTCAGGTTTTTGTTGTATGCAGGCAAAGGCCAGTTTTTACATACTTCATCTGCACCAACTTTCTCAATC